TATTTCGCTCTACCGAAGTCGGCATTGAGCTATTCCAACCTATATTGAAGTTAAATCCCATTTTACAAATATAATATTTTTATTCATACACTTTAATTAGATAAGCACTAGACAAATACATTTGTCTAAAGATTCTTTATTACACCCATCTTAAACAATTTCTCAGTTATGTAAGTAATAGCGTCTAACGTATGATTGTTGTCGTCCTCAGGCTCTTCTTGTACTACTTCGAACTTATCCTTCTTCCTGCAATACGTTTCTTGCTCGTGAGCTATGTTTTTACTAGAGTCTGTGTAATATATGTTCAAGCTCTGTAAAGTTCCAATTCTATCCACAACTCTACTTTTGCCTCCAACCGCAACCGCATATTCCCATCCAGAGCGTCTTAATGCGTGTATCTTCGTAGGTCTATTGCTATCGCAGACAATTAGTGCCTCTTTGCGTATATTCAATCGCTCAAATAGCCAACTCACTAATCCTTCCTCTTGATGTGCGTTTATCTGATGCATTTGCGTTTCATTCAGTCCTCGCCTAAGCTCATTCTCTGATGCGTAGTTCAATTCGTGAACGTATAGATTACCATCGTAATATTTTACTTCTACTACAGCAAATGGATCTACCAATCCCCAGTCACATCCGTAATAAGTTTCTTTCTCAATATTCAGATAATCAAAATATGAAATTGGTTTCCAATTATAAATCCTTCCTTCAACTTGACCAACTTCTCCAAGCCCATAGACTCTCCACATATTTGCCCAATATGTATTAGTTACAACACCGTTGAGGTCAAATCCTCTTTGCTTATACCTTACAATCTCACTTACTTCTTCTTTCGATAGAAATTCATTGTCTAAGAACGTTAACTTCAAGAAATCGCAGTCATTACGTGTCATTACCTCAGTATGAAACCAAAACTTCTTATTCGGGTTAAAATCCAAGAATACTTGCTTTGCTCTAGAAGTTAGCTCTCGATACGTAGAAAATTTTACTTTGTTAGCCTCGTTAACGAAAACTAAGTCAGAACGAAGTCCTTTTCCAATATCGTCCTTATCTAATCCTAAAAACTTTATAAAACTGCCATTAGGAAATTTATAGAGTGTTCCATCCGTAAAGTGTTCCTTCTTGAAAATGCCAACCATCTTCATGATGTTGCAGAAATCCTTAATAACAGTTATTCGCATTTTCGATAACTCGTCCGAAGCTATGTAAATCTCCCTGTCGGGTACTGAAGATGCGTGATTTATAATAAGCATTAAGATAGAATATGTCTTGGACGCTCCTTGCCCTCCTTGTATTCCTTTAATCCGCTTGCGTAAAGCAGAAATTTTTCTTAATGCTGTTGTTTGTTGTATCATTTACTCTTGTGTCGTGTTGTCTTCAACCTGAGACAAAGGATCTATCGTTAAGATAGGAATATTCAAATCTTTCTGATTCGTAGTCAAATCCATCTTATCACCGTACTTGGTCGGATCCATTCTACCTACTACCCACTTTCTAGCATCTACTTGCAACTTAGAACGATTCACAACATTATGGTCAATTCTTTCATTACCATCTCTGTCAATGTACATATCCTTATCCTGCTTGTCAGCTATCTCAAGTATCTCTTCGAACAAATTGTGCGCTCTAAGCTTCATTGCTTGGTTATACCTGATTACTTTCTCGTCGTCGAGGTTTAACCACTTAAAGAACGTTCTCTGAGAAGGAGTCTCTTCCCTTCTTAGTATTTCACGAACTGAAAGTCCATATTCTATTTCACGGATAATAGAGTCGAACACCTTCTCTACATCAGCATCGGTATAAAACCTGCCTTCTTTATCGTATCCAGTTAATTCTTTTTTCTTCTTAGCCATTTGTATATATAGGTTTATCCAACTATACTTACTATTAAGTATAATCTTATTCTATTAGTTCCAAAGATAAGTAATATATTTTTAATAAAAGAGGAGAAAAGTAATAAAAGGTATATGGTAACATTATATTTTTTTGGCAAACATTTATTTTAAAACGTTACCGCATTAAAGTGGGTGATAGCAAGGGCTAACAACGATGCGGTAACGTTTTTGCGTTTTTTAGTCAAATTTAGGGACACCCCCCCTAAAATAATTATTTAAAACATAGGGGTGTATAATAAGTGGAGAAAATAAACCCACAATGTTACCGCAATAGGAAAATTCTTACACCTAATAAGAGACTACAAAAATTGGTGAGAGGGTTGGAAAAGCTACATAGGGGGGGGTATAGTTTTTTCCTATGCGAAAGCGTCTCCGCCATAGCGTTTCTCTATTATAGCATTAGCCTATGCTGCAGCGGTAACGCCATAGCGAAAAACTATCATAGGATCTATCTATAGTGAAGGCTATCGCTCCAGGGAAAACGATAGATAAAATCTATTGTAATTGGAATTGCCACTACTGGATCACCCGCTACTGGATCACAAGCTACAGGATCACCCGCTACAGGATCACCCGCTACAGGATCACCCGCTACAGGATCACCCGCTATAGGATCACCCGCTATAGGATCACCCGCTATAGGATCACCCGCTATAGGATCACCCGCTACAGGATCACAAGCAGCCAAATAAGCTACTAAAACAATATCGAGGTAACAATATAGCTCAAACGACAAAAGTACCGCAAAGGTACTTTAAAATCGATATTTTGCCGTGTGGAAAAAAGCGCTTTCCTCTTTCACAGATTTTTATTGCGCCGTTAAAATTTACTCATGTGATATTGTTTACCTTGGTTAATTACCTCGAAAGATTGTTTGCTAGTTATATTGTAATAGCTCGCGAATTTATCAATACTTAAAAAGTTATTGTAAAAATCCAAATACATCTCTTCCGCTATTTTATCGCTATAGCGGTTTATGTATACAATGTTATTAAATTGCGTAGTACTTAACGGCGTGCAACTTTGGCGGCCTAAACGATCGTTTTCGTACCAAAAAAAAGCGTATTTTAAAGGTAGATTAATCAATTTTTTATTGTACTCACTTAACCCCGTAAAGCCTATTTTGTTAACGGTTAAACTCAATTGTTTCTCAGTGAAACAGCATACCTCAAAACGTTGTTTTTTATAGGTATTCAATATATCAATTATATCATTTTTTCGTGAGTGCGTACCTCCTATAGGTAGCCAAGCTGTAGAGCTGTTAAAAACAAAAGTATTATTTGAAACCTTAACTAGCTTGCTTTGTAGCTGTTTAGCTATTACTCGATTGGATTTTATTACTATGATCATATTTTTAATATTTAGTTACTACAAAACCTGAAGTGTCTTTGCGCGCCTTACCTTTTGCCTTAAGCCCTAAAATAACGCCTTTGTAATTAAGCATAAGATCGTCGCCTTTGTCGCCATTAACAACTGGGATGCCTTGCCAAAAATCGGGCAATTCATTTGCGAAAACTACGGCAACATTCAAACCCGCCTCAATAGCTTTTTTTGTTTCTGCCTGGTTAGACTCTGAGCGGCTAAATGTATGAACGTAATTACTAGAATTTTGATATTTTAACGCCTTGCCTAGGGTTTTGGTATAATCGTATAAAAATACGCCTGGCATACCTATAAGATCCAAATTAGCATACTTTTTAAGTAAGTATATAAAATCCAGGTCGGTTGTTCCGTTAAGCCTGAAGGCTATTTTTTCGCCTCTCTTCTTTGCGGTGGCAATTTTTACTTTTATTTCATAAGCGAGTAAGTTCAAAAATCGTTCTTTATAGTTTAAATAGAATTCAATTTTGTTTGTTCGCGCTTCCTGAACATTTTTAAAAACGCCTCTTCCTGAAGTATCCAAGCAAGCAAGCGCACATCCTACAGATGCATTCGGGCAAACGTTAACGCCTTTGCTATTTCTTTTATGCGGCGTCATATACAAAATAAAAGTTTTGAGGTCGTTTTTTGCTGTTTTGGTATTAGTCATCCCGTTGCTTAAGATTGTACCTACATTATACTTTTCTTTAGCAAATTTGCGAAGATCTTTTACTGGTAACTTTGTAATATTTTGCATGTCTGATAATTTTTTTAGTTTTAATATTAAATTTCTGTTTTGTGCCTGTTTTGTTGCGTTCGTTCTGTAGTCTTTCATTTTGTCATGTTTTAAATACTATCATAGTGTTATATTTTTTCGATTAATATTAGTAAGATATTTAATAATGCAATAAATGCAATAATTATTAGTAATAATGCGGCTTTTGCTTCGAAGTTTTTCATGTTATTTATAAAAATTGGGGGTTAATAAATGAACTATTATAATAGTTATTAAAATAATTGTAAAAAAAATAATTGCGTTTCTGTCTTGATCTTTCATGTTTTTATTTGTTAATTGTGTTAAATATTTTTGTAACATCGTCTAAACTAAAATAGTATTTCGCATAGTTTAATTTATAAAATAAATCGTTTACAGTTGTTTTATGACTTGTAATATCCCAAACGTTTTCGCCATTACTTAAGATACTATAAACATTTATCTTGTTTGTTCCATTATAATAATAGTTTTTTAATTCTATGGTAATATTTTTAAATTGTGCCATCTTATATAAGTTTTTATTGGTTTTTTAATTTTTAATGAATCCTACAACTAAAAAAAGCAATCAAAAATACTTTGTCAAGTCTTGTAGTCATTGGTTAAATTGATTTATTTATTAATCGATTCGCGACCTATTATAAGATTGTGATTTCATTTGTTTTTCTATCCCATATTTGATAAGTTCCGTTTTTTATTTTTACTAAACATTCTAATGAAAATTTAGGAGTATTATTTGCGGAATAAAGAGTTTCTATTTGGTTTCCCTCTTGGTCGATAACGTAGTGTAAATATCTCATGGTTTCTATTTTTTGTTGTTGTGCCGTATTGACTCAGCAAAGATAAGTACAAAGAAAAGTTAGATCCTAATTTATTAACAAAATTTTAACAAAGTTATTTTTAAGTATGCTAATTATCAATTAGTTAGCTATTTAGAAATCACAAATTAAACGTATTTACAAAGATAAAGTTTAACTATTTATTACATATAAAAAATAAACTACAAAACTACCTTTGTCAAGTACTGAAAACACTGGTATTTTGCTTTAAATCGATGATCTCAAAGTTTTAATACTAGGATACATTTGAGTAAAAAACAATGCCTTAAAAGTGCCTTAAAATCGATTTTAAGGATTAAAATAGCGTTTTTGTT